GAAAAAAAAATAAGTTTGTTCCATATATCACGTTGAATGTGATATATGCTTATGCAAAATAGCGTTTCACTGGCACGCCCGGATGCTTTCTATGTTCGGCTAAAGCTACAGCTACACGCTGTTTGGTTGCCTTTGATTTGGTGAGTGGGCGTTTGCTCAGTTGTTTTCCGCTGTCTTGACTCACGACAACAAAACCTTTTCCTTTGGGGACGACTTCGTATGGCATGGCATATATATACTATACGTATTTTTTCATCTCCTTGCGCTGCTTGGCTGCCTCGACAACCATCTTCTTTCCGGTGTCCAAAAGCTTCACAAGCTTCTTGTGTTCCCGGAGCAAGTCGGCTCGGTCCATGATGATTTTCCCTTTTGGCATCTATATATTCGGGAGAGATTACATTCTGTAGCTGATGGTGCCAGACTCAAGGTCGCACTCGAAGATGATATCGAAGAAGCCGGTGAAATACACAGACTGGGTGTTGCTGGGCGCGACGAGGATGTTGGTCTCCAAAAAGTGGTTGGCAGTGACAGTCAAATCAACACCGTCTAAAGCAGCACTCGAGTGAGCCTTGCGTAAGTCCTCACCAAAGACGAAGGTCGCCAAGTCGAAGTATTGAGTGCCGTTTCCAGCATTGACAATACGCTGGTCGTAACCAGTGGCAGCAGTGGGGGCACTACCGACCGCAGCATATTTGAAGAACTGAGCAGGGATGAACGCTGAGTGCTGTTTCCATAACTCATAAGCTTCACTGGCCATGAGCGTGCGGGACATGACACTGGAAGGAAGAATCTGAGTGTTATGGGGGAACTGGGGATAACGGTCCTTGCCGGCAATCAAATAGTTGAGCTGTGAGCAGAGCAACATCTTGGAATCAGCCCAGCCGTTGAGCGCCGCAGTGGAAACACCAGTGTTGAGAGTTCCGATAGAACCCTGATCAACAAAGCGGGTGAATAAATTGCGACACGATTTACCACGGAGACCGATGAGGGTATTGATGTATCCAGACGTGCCCGATGCGATGGTCGAGGTAGCAGTGCGCTGAGTGATACCATGGATGGAGTGGATACGGGGAGCACCGAGTAATCTGGCAGACTCAGCATCGAGGGTAATCACCCATAAGTTCAACGAGATATTATCGATGGTGACGGTGATGGTGGGACCAGTGGTGCCGGCAGTGGTATTCACATAGGTGATGGGGATGAAACTATTGGTGTAAAGTTGCACATCGAGCTTGCTCACACTTCCTGCAGGAAACATCGACTTGGCATACTTCCCAAGCAAGGCAGAGGGAAGAGGCATCTCGTAAGAATAGAAACAGTTCTTCAAAGAGTTGGCAGCAGTGCCAGCGAGGGAATCAATATCATGGCCCTGGACAACGTTCTGAGCACCAGTTGAACCAGACTCACTCGAGAACCCGTATAATCCGGCAAACGAATCACGGTCGGGGGTGTTCAAGTTGAGCTGTTGGTAGATGAGCTCAGACACGTGGAGATTCACGACATCATCAATGGTCTGGCCATTGGGACCGATATGCACGATGCGGTTGAAGAAAGACATGGCTGAACCTTGGAGCGCAGCCTTGCAATCAGCCATGGCAGAACCCGCAGTGGTGATGGCGTAATTGACACGGAACGAAATCGTGGATTTCTCGCTGTCAATCCAGACGTGGCGGCCCATACCGCAAGGCACCGAGAAACTCACAAGCTGAGATGGGAACGTCAAACTGTTGTTTCCAGTGTTGGCGGCGGCGGGTAAAGTTTGAGCCGCAGATGAAATAGAGGCAATGTTGTTGGGCTGGACTCTGACAAGCTGGGAGACACAGCCGGCCGACATGGCTACTTCCGGTGTTGGTAATAGTGAATGTGGGAGACCGAGAGAAATGGACATTCTGTATATATCTAAAGCGGGAAAAAATCCTACGGCTCACTTCCAATTGGCGGCGGTGGTCCGAAAAAACGGTCTAAAGGTTGCTCTATCACTTCTCCGTCTTCTAAAGCTTTCCGGGCCGAGACAGCTTCGGTCATCAACTCGTTGAACGTCTTGTTGATTTTTTTGACTTTCTTATACAATCTCAGTCTCAGCTGGAAATACGAGCTGACTCCGTTGAAGTCGATGAAGTTGCCCGCATCGTCTAAAATACTGATGATGAGCTGCGTCTGGCCCGTGGGCTGGATCGCAAACTCGTCTGCAAAATTCTGGTATATCACCTGCGTGTTCTGCTTGCTCACGTTGGGAATACTGGCTAAAACATTGCTATACGCCGGCGACCCGTCTGTGCCTAAAACCTGTCCATTGTACAAAGAGTTGCTCTCCACACATATTCGGAAAAGTGGGGTCGGGAGAAAATTGCAAAGCCGCGGGAGCACTGCTTTATACTGCGTGCCATCCCAGACAGCTACCACATCATCGCTAAATCCCATCACGTAGTCGATGGTCGAGGTGCCTAAAAGAGTGAATGGGATACTCGAGTTAGTCACCGTGAATTTCCCGCTGATTTCATCCAGTGTTATATTGTATGTGCTCGGGAGAACAGTTTTGAATTTTTGCATGAATGTATCCGCTGCATAGTTCCCGTATGGAAAATTGTAGCTGACCGTTCCCGTGGATAGAATGTCCAGCCGGCAATTGGTATAGTTGATTTGGTAGTTTGAATTGCACAAAATTGCATACGGCATCGAGAGAGTCGCCGTCTGGACCGTCTCGTCGTTCTGATAGTCCAAAAAGGAACGTATGTTGAAACTCACATGAGACTTCATATCCCCGTTGAGTTGCGTGCATTGGCTCGATTTAGTGCTCAGGTAGAGCATCTTGGTCTCGACCATATTCACCGTCTCCACATTTTGCTGCTGCTGGGCTACTGCTGCGCTCTGGTTCTGATACGACATCATTTATATTGTCTAGAGATAAGAGGTCGTCACCTGTTTTGAAAGCGTAATCTGGGTTCTCCTCGGTCATCACTTCTAAATATGCCTTGCGCTCTTCCTCCTTGTATCTGACATATGCTGCTATAGACTCGTCATTGATTAATCCCTTCCGGGCCATGAATACTGCCTGGCGCATGTCTTTAGCCGTTTCACGGTTTCCAAACACACGGTCTAAATCATCTTTGAGCTTGCGGTCCTGGATGGTTTCAAATTGCATTGTATATTTTGTGGCTAGATTTTAAAATGTCGATAAACACGTGGGTATATTTTCTGTGGATTGTCTATACATGTCAGACCCTGCACCTCCTCAAACACCACCCCCCACACCTGCTGCTGCAGAGCCTGCTGCAAAGCCTAAAATCAAGCGCAACATTTCCGACGAGGAAAGAGCCAGACGGTCAGCCAGAATGAAAGAAATCAGTGCCAAACGGATTGCCGACCTGAAAGCCTCCAAACCTGCTCCCGAGCCAGAACCAGTCAGTGTTCCACAACCAAAGGTGGAGACGCCTAAATCTGAACCGGCAGGGTCCGATGATGATGACATCGTGGAAAAAATCATCAAACGTCTCGCATCCAAAACCAAAAAGGCTGCGCCCAAACCAGAGCCCGAGTCTGAAGATGAAGATATAGTCAAGCCAAAAAAGAGTGCGCCCAAACCAACACCCAAATCAAAAACCAAACCCAAAGCACGTGCGGAGGCAAGGGCGGCATCACCCCCATCTCCTCCTCCGGCTCCAGCGGCTCCTCAAAAGAGAGCGGTCCGATTCTTTTAGCCGTATGTTCCATATATATGAATAATATATATGGATATGCCGGATACAGCCAGCACCGCGTCATCTTGGACAGACGATATAGACCAGCTGTTGGAAAATATCAGACACAACAGCGTCGTCTTGTCTCAAGAATACAAGCGCCAATATTTCAGCCTCAAATCTGCTCTGCAGTATTTCAAACTTCCCGTCATCGTGATTTCCACATTCAACGCTTCCCTCTCGGTTGGCCTACAGCCATACTGCGAACAAGGCACGATTTCAGTCATCACATGTCTCCTTGCACTCGTCTGCTCTGTCATTGGCTCTGTAGAGCTATACATGGAAATTGCAAAACGCATGAGTGATTCACTCGCACTATCCAAAGACTACTACCACCTCTCAGTCAGCATATACAAAGTCCTCCTGCTCGCACACGACAACCGTCCCTCCGACAGCCGTATCGTTTTAGAAGACTTCTGGAACACATATTGCAAACTGGCCGAACAAGGCCATCTCATCGACCAACGCATCACAGACAAACTCACCGAACTCAAAGATGAAACTATGCAGCTCGTGAGACAGAAGTCCATGTCGTTCCCATCAACTCCAAAATACACCGGTTTGACAATCGAGACCGTATCTGACAGAGTTTAGCCCAGAAAAATCTCCGCATATACAATATAATGTCTGGAAGTGTAAGCTATAGTCTATTTCTGTCGTCCTTTGCGTCGGCTCCATTTTTGACAGCCAATGCAGATTTAGCCAGCTGCAAATACAATATCAACTGGGATGCCTTTTTCAACCGCGACAACTACAGATACCGCTCGTGCCGTATCCGTCACCAATTCCTGTCTGACCCGTGCTCATCCGCCACATACTCATACAACCCGGCGACATTCAACGGTCTCATCTTGGCCAACGGGCTCACCACCACAAATGGGTCCCCCTATGGTGGGACTGTTCTTGGTCTCATCAATTGCCAATGCGTCCCCTATCTCGCAAATTCCGTTGCCGTGAATAACAGCACACAGCTGTTTTCAGACTACCTGAATTATCCCGGCCAGAATATCCAAATGCCCCAGGGATATCGTGAGCTTGGCATCCAGCTCTGGTCCAACAACTATGCTGCCAACGGTTCAGGCACACTCCTTTCCACCGTGGCAAATATTCCTCTCAACAACTGGAATCTCAACATCGTGTTTGAACTCTACGACCCGATCGAGGAATTTTAATTTTGCAAAAAATTAATTTCCAGATATACCATATACAATGTATGAGCTCGAACAAAAAACAATACTCCAAGACACAAATGATACGCCACGTGTTGAGTGCTCCATGTGCCTCAAGTGGTTCGATTTTGAATTCTGCGTCCTGAAAGAAGAGCACCAAGAGTGGTATTTACACCCTCACTGCTTAGGCCGATACATCCGGATGGGTTAGATATATGCGATTCCAGAGAACCGTATATATTTTTGAAAAGGACTTAGAGACTTAAATTTGTTCCTCGACTTGTTGCACAAACTGGGACATGGCCCAGTTCAGATGTTTCTTGCTCCCAAAATGCTGCGACCGCGTGAGCTGACAGAATCGACCGCCACATCCACAATCATGCTTTGCCGTCAATCTCTCCCGATTTTTGTCGTAATACGCCTGGTTATACGCCTGCGTCTCCTTCTTTCTCACCTCAGTCTTATACTTGCGGTTATATTCAGCTTTAGACATATTCTCCGTGTCTATCCCCGTGTGCGTATATTCACCTCGATTGTTCAACCTATCTTCCCGATACGTGCGTTCAAGAGGCTTGCCCATCCGATTGACACAATAATCCTTATACTGCTCTATCCAGTGCTTCTCACGGATGAACCGTAAGTCAGCACAGCATTTTTCGAGCACCTCAAAATCCCACGCCTTGTCTTTCATAACCTCATACGCTCCACTGGCCTGACCAGCTTTTTCATGCTGCCACATGCGCACATCCACCGGATTAGTCGTGCAGCCAATATAACACTTTCCCGTAATTCTGTCTCTGATTTTGTAAATTGCAGCTGATGCCATTTTGCCTAAAGTATATACTTTAGGGGGAAAATAATTTTTCAAAATCGAACGAATAAAATTGAAATCCCTAAATTCGTTTATTTAGGAGGAATTATTTTAGTCGGATAGTATATATTAGACAGAATGACTACCCAAATTGCCTACGTCAGAGACTTATTCCAAGGAAACGATTACAAGACCATAAATGCAGCGGAGTTTATCAATATGATTCAAACATTCCCGGCATACGAATACACAGGCTCAGATACAAATATTACAAACTTATATTTTGACATTGACAATGAGGACGATACACTTGATGCCGCAGATTTGCAGTGCATACAAGATGATTGGGAAGGCAAATTGCTACAGATATTCCCAGAAGCCAAAATTGCGATTGGAACATCTCACGGCACAAAAGCAGATGGAAAGCGCAAAAACTCATGGAGATTCTGGATTCCCAATATCAGAGCACGCAAATGCGACATTGACTATTTGGTGAAACAAATCAACGCCCAACTCAGGAGGGAATGTGATACAATTCCTTTACTCGATGAGGGTGTATATGACCCAAATCGTAAAATGCGATGCGTTGGAACTTCCAAATCGGGAGAGAACAGACCACTCAAATTGGTAAAAGGTGAATTGAGCGACACTCTAATCACACTCGAGAATGAGGGCGCAATCACTCTTCCAGAGGTTGAAGCTGCTACTCCAAAACCACAATCATTGTCAATTGCACAAGCTGTTCCCAATATGGCATCTATGGGTCAAAAAGAGACCAGACTTCGCAGATTCATTGACGCTGGACTCATAGACCATACATGCGATGAGCGCAATACATGGCTCACTGTATCTTGGGCTATCAAAAAAGAGTTCGGAGACACTGCACTTGCACATGAGCTGTTTGAGATGTATTCCAAACGGTCTCGCAAGTTTGACGCATTCGAGAATGACAAGATATGGTATAGTCTCAAACCACGAGATGTGAAACAAGCCGATTTTGCACATATATACACTCAAGCCAAAATTGGAAACGCCGAACTATATACACAAATCATAGATGAGACCAGAGCCAAACAGTCCGATGATGAAACAGAGCAAACGCCGCTGCAAATAATGGCACAAGAGTTTGAGAAGACACACTGCAAAATCCTATCCACCGGCTCATATATCAATACTGCAAGTGGATTGCCGGTTGTAATGGCCAAAAACACATTGGTAGCTGCATATGAACATCTGGTGTATTATCCTACTCCAAAAAAGCCGGAGAATTTCATCAATGCCTGGATTAAAAACAACCCATCTATTCGGTCATACGATGATGTCGGTGTATATCCACATGACACAGTGTGCCCGCCAAATATTTTCAATCTGTGGATTCCGTTTGAAATGGAAACCATGACTGAATACACACCAGTCCCAGATGCAATTGATTCCCTTCTCCATCTCATGCGAGTATTATGCGACAACAACGAGACACTATTCCAATATTTTGTCAATTGGACAGCCAATCTCATTCAATTCCCCTCACAAAAATCTACATGTCCTGTGTTTGTCGCAGAGGAAGGAATTGGAAAGGGAACATTTGTCAGATTCTTAGAGGGGATGCTTGGAACACACAAAGTATTAGCTACTTCAAATCCCAGTGAGCATGTATGGGGTCATTTCAATGGTGGAATGCAAGATTCATACATTGTCGATATTGAAGAGCTCAGCAAGAAGGATTCAAAAAATGCAACTGGTCGCATCAAAGAACTTATCACAGAGCCAAATATTGTTATCAACAACAAAGGCGTGAAACCATTCACCATCAAAAGTTTCCACAAGTTCATCATGAATTCAAACGAGTCGAACCCCATTGAAACATCAAATGGAGACAGACGCAAATTCATTGTCCGTTGTTCAGATGAGCTCAAACATAACACTGCCTTCTGGGACAAAATGAGAGGCTTTCTCAACGACAAAAACGCCATCAAAACATGCTACAATTACTTCCGCACTCTTCCAGATGTGCCGCTGTGCTTCCTCAACATTCCTATACCATGCACAGACTACCACAATGAGCTCAAATCGGTATATGAAGCTCCACACAAACGCTTCCTAGATTTATACATCATCAGACTGCTGCGTGAGAACAATGGGACGGGCATTATCAAAAAGCCTATAGGTGTCATATATGATGCATATAAGGACTGGATTATCAAGCACGAAATTGTAGATTATGAAATAAAATCAGCTGTATCATTTGGATGCAAAATGACATTCCTTAAAATGGACGGTTTAGGCAATGTAAGGACCAAAACCGGGATGATACGAGAGTTCAACCTTGATACATTAGCAGGTAAGTATATTTGGAAGACATCAGAAGAGGAAAATGAAGAAAATGATGAGGATTAGCCAACCCTTCACCTTTCTCCAACCCTTCACCCAACCCTTCACCTCACCTATTTTTTATTTTACACTGCATATTCAGTCTTATTATTATATATATGTATGTATAAAAAGAGTAAAAGGTGAAGGGTGAAGGGTGGTGAAGGGTTATTTTCTGTTTTTTGCCAAAAACCCATTATTTTTTTTTGTAAAAATCCCAAGATGGAAAAAAAACATGCCCTTCACCCTTCCCACCCTTCTAACCCTTCACCCTTCACCCCATATTTTTCTTGATGTTGGAACATCAAGAATTATCAAGCCCTCTGAATGCGGGCAAAGTTGCATTTCCAGTTCTTCAGTGTGATGCGGTCGCACCATACACCGCCTCTGTAGCATTCAATTGTGATGCTCTGTTTCATGCGGGAGATGTAGCACACGATGGCATCAATAGACTCATCTCCGTCAATCAATACGCGGTCTCCCACGGAGTATGTCCAAGGTTGGCATGGTCGGGTTGTCATCTTTAGATAAAAATGACAACAAATATTTATCTCTATTTAATATATATTTTGGGTATGCAAGAGGAAATTGAGCGATTACAGCGTGAGAATGCGAGTTTGAAAAAGCAGTTGGCAGAGTGGAAGAGCTATGCAAATGGTGTATCTGCATGTATTAGGCGGTTCAACCGCGAGTATGGGCAGTTTCTCAAAGACTATAATCAGTTTGTGGAAGAAGTTGGGGCGGAGATGGATGAGTGAGTATTCACCAGAGCAGGGCATTGGCCCAGTATCCGGGTGAGTCTTTCACCTTGAGGTCTTTAGCGTGGCGTGCTCTGTAGGCGGCACGCTTCTTGTCGGCCACGGCTTTGCCCTCGGTTGCTAAATATAGACCATAGTCTTTGTAGCCGCGGGCACCTACGGAAGCGATTACGTTTCCATTTCGGACAACATCAATCTTTTTTTCGGGAGAGGACGCGGGGCGGACACTGACGCCGAGGGCTTTAGCCCGCTGGCGTGTGTGTGGGGTTATGATATAGGGTTCTGGCATTATATCATATGTGGGTATTTTAAAGCACAATCTCGTGCCAGTTGTCAGTGAATATGCGTTTGTATTTGAGGTTGAGCAGGAACCAGTTGTGTATGGTGGGGGTGTGTTTTAGCAGGTCATCGAACTGTTCCTCGGTGGTCTGCATTTGTTCGAGGAAGAATTTGCGGTTCTGGGATTTGTTGGAGTTCCAGAGGATGCAGTTGGTAGCGAGTTCCCGGAGTTTTTTGGGCATCTGGAAATAGTTCTGGCAGAGGACGAATATGCCGCCCAGTTTGAGATGGCGCATTTTGATGACGAGTTTCTGCAGCATCTTCTCGACGGGTTTGGTTTTGAGGTCGGCGCCGAAGTCGTCGATTATGAGCATTGTGTAGCGGTCTTCTGCGGCATTTGCCTGGGCCTTGGCGTATATTTCCTCGAGGACGTCCTCGGTCAGTTCGTGATACATGTTGCCCTCTGGACAATATTTTTCAAAGACGTTGTCTCGATCGGAGATGGAGTGGAGACTGATTTCAGGAATGACGACGATGATGTCGTGGTGTGTTTTTTTGTAAAAGCCTTTCAGAGCGGATATGACCCAGGATGTTTTGCCCGAGCCCATCCCGCCGCTGAGAATGGTGAAATTGGGTTTGGAGAAGCAGCATTTGACGGCCTCGCCGGATGTCTCGAGTTTAGGGTCGATGGGGTCGTCGCAGGTCATTTTGACGGACCCGAGTTTAGGTGCATCATGTTTGACGATATGGATGGGCATAAAATCTGTATATATAGGTATAGAGATTATGAGTCAGCTCACCGAGCCCAAGAAGAAGATACAGCTGTATAAGGCGCTCAAAATCGGATACACGCGTGATGCGGGAAAGCAGGCTAAAGCGTTGAAGAAATACGGCTATGTGTTGGACCGTGAGCTCACGAATCCGAGAGAGAATGTGGTAGCATGGAATCCGTTTGAGAAGAAACTGTTGTATATCTCGCAGGGGACGGACCCGCGGAACCAGAAGGATTTGCAGACGGATGCAGTGTTGGCTGCGGGTGGTTTGAAACAGACACGGAGATATGAGGAGGAGAAGAATGCGCTGCTAAAGGCTCAGCGGAAATATGGGGCGGATGCGGGACATGTGAATTTGATAGGGCACAGCCTTGGTGGCAGTGTGGTCAATTTTTTGGCTCCATCGGGTTCGCATGCAATCACGTATAATGCGGCATATACGCCGGGACAGAAAGCTCGGGCGGAGACGACGAACTATCGGACGGCGGGCGATGTTATAAGTATTTTGGCACCGAAACAGAACACGACTACATTTGGTCGGGAGAATGCAGCGGTGGTCCCGACGCCCAATGCACTTTTGAAAGCTCATGGTTTGGAAAACATCAAGGATGCGAAAATATACATATAAAATATAATGTCATTATTTGGGTATCAAGCGAGCAGGGCACCGCCCAATCTCCCGAATATGGAGACGGCGACGTTCTCCAATCTCACGGTGGAGAATTTGAAAATCACGGACCATATATATTTCCAGCAGACGAATGACCCGGACACTGGCAATTTAGCGCCATATTTGTATGTGGATCCGGTCTCGAACAATTTGATATACAACAGTCCGCAGTTCAGCACGATTTTGTATCAAATCGGGACGGACCCGACGCATGCGGAGACGTTGTTTGCAATCACGCCCACGGCGTTGCAGTTCAATGTGAATAGTGCATTTGAGACGTTGCCATACACGGAGCTGTGGAACATAGCGGGTTCGACGAGCAACATACAGTCGCAAATCAATGCCATCAATACGACGCTGTCGGTGACTCCAAAGTGGGGAGCATTTTATAGCACGGTGACGCAGAGCAATCCGACGGCAAATGTCATACACTATATGACTGTGAATGTGGCGGACACGAATAACAATTCTGTGCAGGGATACAATGCGGATGCATCGGGGAACTATCAGGCCATCCAGGTTTTGACACAGGGTGTGTATAATATTCAATTCTCGGCGCAGGTGACGCATAGCAATAGCAGTTTGGATTTTTTACAAATTTGGCTGAGGAAGAATGGGTCGGATTTGACGGAAACAAACAGTTCAATCTCGGTATCGAATAATGGGGAGGATGGAGTGGCGGCGTGGAATTGGGTTTTGAAACTGGCGGCAAACGACTATGTCAGTATCATGTGGGCATCGAATATGACAGCAATTTCTTTGCCAGCTCGGGCGGCGCAGACAAGCCCATATGTGTCTCCGGCAATTCCAAGTGTCATTATGACTGTGACGCAGGTGATGAATACGGCACCCGGTCCTCAGGGCATACAAGGTCCAGCCGGTCCGACCGGTCCAGCGGGTCCGCAAGGTCCAACTGGCCCGCAGGGTCCGCAGGGACCGCAAGGTCCAGCAGATGTGGGTGGCTGGGTAGCAGGTGTGGTTTTAGGTGGAATAGCTTTGATAGCAGATGTGTTGTTGGCACTGGGGCTGTTTGCAACATTCACAGAAGGAGCACTGGAAGGTGGTATTATTGGTGCTCTACAAACTCAAGTTGCTGCACTTGAGAATGCGGTTACAATACAGCAGGAGGAAATTGCGGCTCTGCAGCAGAAGACATTTTGGCAGTCGATGACGGGGACACAGACCAAATTTTTGAACGATTTGGCTGTTGGAACAACTTTATCGAACAAAATTGTCATGCATGGGTCGTCAGGCAATATGGAAATCAACGGCACGGCTAAGATATACACCACAGCAGGGAATGAATGTTTCAGACTGGACAACGACTCATTTGATTTCGACAACTATTTGGGAGATGTGAATTTATACAGCGGACAAGTGAATGTATTCAATGGCAGTGGAGTGGAGGTCGCAACACTTACATCGAATTATGGTGGCGGTGTGGTTGTGAATGACACGCGGACCAATTTCATCACAACGGACAACACGCTGACATTGTTGAATACAAATACGAGCATGCAATCCACGGGCCACGTGGATGTCATCAGCCCGACAATCAATTTGAACAATGGTTTGGGAAACACGACAATCAATATCGGGACCACAGCGAGTTTTTCAAACACGACACATATCAACATAGGCGCGAGTGTGTTTGATGATGTGCATATTTTGGGTCTTCCGTATGTGCCATTCACCCCGAGTGCATTGACTCAGTTTTTTATACAATGGTAAATATCTTCTGGTATATTAATATATACCATGAGCGTGAATAAGTTGAAAAATATATGGCTCTCGACAGATACTGCAGTCCCAGGTGATTGCTCGCTGCGCAACGAGGGCGATAGTATCTTTAGCGGTCTCGTAGATGTGAGCGGTCAGATTATATTTGAGCCGACGTGCATGATACGGTATAAAAATTGGCAGTATATTTCTCTTTCCACAGCGGACTATTACATGTCCAATTTGAACAATGGATGTATATATTTGGTGACTACATCATCGGTCGGTCAGGCCAAAGTTGTGTATTTGCCTCAGACAGTGCAGGTCGGCACGTCTGTCCGTTTCACAATGATAAATCCAACTGGTGTTGCCGTGAAAATCAAATGCCATCCTTCGGCATCGACGCATTCTGTGCAGCCATCATTTATCAGCACAATCTCAATCCCAGTCACAGATGCACAGACGTATATTTTGAATGTGGGTGAGTCATGTGAGATACAGTCGGATGACAACCGGCGTTGGTTCTTCCGTGAGGGTGCGCGCAACAATTTGGACAATGTATGGAACAAGCAGACGAGGTTTGATGCCAATGTTGGATTTGGTGGAAAGAACCCGGCATATGCAGTGGATATATCGGGAGATATCAATTTCACTGGCAATTTGCTTTTGAACGGGTCCGCCTATGTCCCAGGGGGAAATCTGTTGCCTTTGACAAACACATGGACGGGAAACAACACGTTTGAAAACTATGTGTTGATAGATGGAACGGCAAGCGGTGTGTTTGAAAATACAGGCACAATATATGCATCAGCGTATGCAACACTCACATCGAGTGGATACATGTATGCGAATCAAGTCAGTGGTAGGATGGTAAATCTATATTCTACAAGTGGTTCTTCTTTGACAATGACTCTCCCGAACATAACAGGCACACCACATGGTGTTTGGTTTTATCTCACTGGCGACCCGGCTAATATTTGCACGGTGAATTGCTATAGCACGCAAAAGATATACACATATGAGGCGCAGCTGTCGAGCATACAATTGGGAAAAAACGAGACGGTATATTTCCAATCACAGGTCGCCAGTGGGAACCCATATTGGATTATGTTTCGTTTGAGTTCAACCAATCTGGACCAAGTGTTGAAATATGGCACAACATGGTCGGGAGATAACACGTGGAATGGAATATCGTTTTTCAACAGTCTGCCGAGATGCAGTATAGCTCCCTCGATCGCAACTCAATTGACAAACAAGCAATATGTGGATACAGCAACATCCGCTGCATCGACAGCACTTTTGGGCACAAACAATGTCTGGTCGGGCACGCAGGAATTTGACAACACGGTGACAGTGATAGGCGAGGATACGTACCCAAAAGTTCTGAGCAACATAGTCAATGGTTTGGACTATGATACGTCTTTGAAAAAGATAATCATTGGCGGGAACTATTCAATTGTGAATTACGATTTTGGCGGGGGCACATGGAGCACGGATATCAACTCGAGACGTATCATACTCGGGTCTTCCACAACGCAGACATATTTCAACGGTGAATCTAATTCTTTCACAAATGCAATTCCAACGTATGACGGGACAGCAACGTATAGTTTGGGAAAACAATTGATTACGCGCGGATATGCAGACACACGATATGTTTTGGCAACCTCCCCACCTGCGCTTTTGAATTCAACCAATACATTCACAAATACAAACTCGTATGGCATTCACCCGCAGTATTCTGGCAGCATACAGCCAATCAATTCGAATGAATACACGCCCAAAGGATATGTGGATACAGCGGTGAGCAATGTGGGGTCTTTACCGCTCACATTCACGAACAACACAACGTTTGCAATTCTCCCGACATACAGCGGTGGAACCGCACCATCGAGCAGCAATTTGATAACCAAGTCATATGCGGATGGGCAGTATGTAGCAATCAGTGGTGCTCCGGCTTTGGCGGCAAACAATACATGGTCTGGAACCAATGCATTCAACGGCTCGACATCGTTTGCCAATTTCCCGACATATAGTGGTGTATCCAGTCCCACGCTGTCGAATCAATTCACAACCAAGAACTATGTGGATGGTGCGATTGCATCATACGGGGGTGGAGCACTTTTGTCTGGAAACAATGCATGGACCGGGACAAACACATTCAATGTGAATCTCCCGACATCGATACAGACACCAACCACCGGTACGCAACTTATTACAAAAACATATGCGGATGGAGCGTATTTGTCGTCTGCAAGTGGAATCAATGCGAGCAATATCACGAGTGGCACGTTGGCAGATGCGAGACTGTCTGCAAATGTGTTGCTCACCAGCAGCTCGCTCGATGCAACCAAGCTGACCGGGACCATAGATGATGCGCGTCTATCGGGCAACGTTTTGCTCACGAGTAGCTCACTCAATGCATCAAATTTGACAAGTGGGACTCTCCCGGATGCACGTCTATCTGCAAATGTAGTTTTGACATCTGGAAACCAAACCATCAATGGAGCCAAGTTGTTTGGAGACAATATCGAGATGCAAGCAAATCTTCTGGTTGATGGAGCTATGACTCTCAATACAGGTTCGACACTTGACAACCAAGGTGTAATCTCAAATTCATACCAATATAAAAATCTTGCGTCTCAGTGGAACTCAGCGTATATCACATATACAACCAACACTACAATTCCAACTACAGTATCAGGCAGAATTTTGAACGCAAGTGGCACGGGCCCGATTACACTTACTCTCCCGAGTATTACAACCGGAGTTGGATATTGGTATAATATTATTGCAACCGGCTATGACTGCACGTTGGCTGCATCTGGAACAAACAAATTTTTACCGGACAACTCGAGCACGGCAGTAATTCCGGCGGGATATGCTGCGATGGTCTATGAAGGTGTGTTGGCAAAATGGGCCATCACACTCATGCAGCGGTTGCCATCTGTTGATACAAGCACAGCGCAAACGATTGCTGGTGTGAAAACGTTCTCCAGTGCCCCGGTCATGTCTGGAGCATCAATCACAGCTTCAACGATTCCAACGAGTGCAATATCTGGATACGGCACTGGATTTGTGGATACATCGACGACGCAGACCATTGGAGGTGCCAAGACGTTCAGCACCGCGCCAGTCATGTCGGGTGCATCAATCACGGCTTCAACAATTCCAACGAGTGCAATATCTGGATACGGTTCTGGATTTGTGGATACATCGACGACGCAGACTATTGGAGGAACAAAAACGTTCAGCACCAGAATCAGTGGCTCGATCTCACAAGCATATGTTGCAGGAACAACTGGTTTGACAGGTCAGCGTCTTGTGGTGTGTGGAACCATAGGCACAGACAATACGCTGCGAGGTAGTTCAACTTTAACATATGACCAGACGACAGATACGTTGAACGCTACAAATGTGAATTCAACGTTGCTCAATACGTATGGCATGACATTCTCAAACGACACGTCTTATGCTCAGGTGGTGATAGGCCGCAATGCTGCATATTCAAATGAAGGTGTAAGCATTGGGTATTCAGCTGGCCAGAATTTAACATCATCATCGGATGCATGTATTGCCATTGGCCGGAATGCAATGCTTTCTGCATCCAGTTCCGCACTGCAAGACACAGCTATCGGACATCGTGCTTTGGAAGCATATACAAATGGCAACAACAATACAGGCATTGGGTCTTATGCATTGCTCAATCTGAAATATGGTGCAAGCAACACGGGCGTGGGTGCAGCAGCGGGCGGTGGTATTGTTGGAACAAACACAAGCCCGTGCGGATACAACTTTGCAATGGGTGAATCATCTTTGTCCAATTCATACCAGTATCTAGCAGCGTGGTGTCAATACACAGCAGCAAGTAGTGGGTCTGTAAGTTCATTCACACCCGCAAACATAAACGGAACTCTGATCGCAGGACGGTATGCGGTGACGTATGGAGGCGGAGCAACGAATCGTGTAAATGTTTCATCATACAACACATCAACTACTGTGATTGGTCTGTCGAGTGCTGTGCCTATAGACCAAAACGTATGGATATACATGTATGATGTTGGAACTGTGTATAGTGGTGGATACAGTGGTGCAACAATCTCAACGCCGACAACCACAATCACAATCCCGACTGGTCTCAGCATTGCAGCAGGCAATCGTTTTACATATCTCACAAGTTCTGGAAACACACAGAACTTTGCAATTGTGAGCAGCTACAACTCTGGCACTGGGCAGTTGGTGCTCACAACGTCAATCACCATTTTTGCTCTGAGCACATTTTACTGGTTCGATATGAATGAGTCTGCTGTCAGGGGAAACAATATCAACAACTGTGTCGCACTCGGCAAATATGCACAGGGCAGTATCACCACAAATGTAAATCAAAATACGGTCGTCGGTGTCAATGCGATGAACGGCGGGTCGGGCGGTGCTGGATATGACAACATTACATATTTGTCTGGAAGCAACAACACGGCGTTTGGTGCAAACGCTGGAAACTTGATAACTGGTATTTCGAGCAACAATACATTCATAGGCTGCAACACGAATGTTTCCAGTCGCATTCTGAACAACATAAATAATTCAACCGCCATAGGCTACAATGCTGTGGTGTCTGCAAGCAATCAGATTGTCATCGGCACGGCGACTGAGAACACAATCGTTCCGGGCACGTTCAGTGCAACCAACTCATATGCAAACACAAGTTTCAACATATACACTGGTGCTGCAACCACAATCAATGTTGCTGCTACAGATACAGGCGAGACATTCACTGTTGGTTCAACAGCTGGTGGTGTTGTTCAGTATCAGCTTCCAACGTCTCCACCAGACGGAACCAACTATAGATTTCAAAATTTCACAGCGTTCAGATGCTCCATTCTATGTGGAGGTTCAAACACGTTTGCACAGAACAATCAGAGCACAACTGAAATACGTCTTGGTGCGAGCAACTTTTCAACTGTTGAGTTGGTGTATAACACTGGTCAGTGGTATCCAGTTGGCGGTATGTATGATGTGGTCAGACAGTCCAAGCTGTCATTTGTCAGCACAGGCAGCAACTTTGGTTTCGGTTCATCCACTGCAGCAATACACTATCCGTTTGCAGTCTCGGGCACAACCATCACTGGAACAGTCACACTCGCCACACCAACATATGGAACACACCTTGTTTCTGCATCTGCTGCAACGACAATCACATTGCCAGGTATCAACAGTGCTATGGTTGGGCACAAGATTACATTCCGCAAGACTGGTTCCCTCGCAACTGTCATATCAGTCACAGCAAACGCGACACCGGCAGGTCAGGTTATAATCGTGCAGAACAACGTCACCACTGTAGCAGCAGGAACAACTACGCAAATCATGTCAGGCACACAGGCATATGGTGAGATAATCTGCTTGAGCACAACCCAGTGGGCTATTCTCTAGACATATGATATATCATGTCTATCCCAAGCACTGTGTATCCGATGGACCCTCCGTGTCAGAAGGTTATTACTCAAACTGTCGCTTCATTCTCAATCTCAAGTGTGTATGTCAATCCGTTCAATTCCGCTGTGGTCAGTGCGAGGATGTTCGATGAGAATAACAATCCTTTAGCTGGCAACTGTTTTGTGATGCAAGGCGACGATTATTCCAAATGGACAAATGACGATTCATACTTGGTTCAATTTGTAAGCGACCAAATCAGAGCTATGCCAAGCTTAAATTAATGCGCGAATAATATTCTTGTTAATAATAAAATACATTATTAACAAAAAAATTCATCCAAATATTAATAAAATAGCTCAAAAAGTTAATATAAAGCACAATTTAAACGTTTAAATTGCTCTATATAGTAATAAAAATGATATATTTATTAATAAAAGCATTAAAATTCTTGTTAATTAGGCATTTTTATCATTATCTGGATTATTTAGACGGAAATAAATATCTCCCGAAACATATATATCATGGAACCTGCCAACAAGAAATCAGTGACCTTGCCCTGCAAGAAATACTTCGAAGAACGTCTTCTCTTTTTCATCGACTGCAAATACTGGTCTGGCAAGAAGCTCGATGCTGACACCGAGGAGATGATTGACCGCTCCATCATGCGAGCGGCTGTCGAGCTCAAGGCATACGAGTATTCCATCCAGATGATGGAGCACGAGGGAATCACGGTAATTGTCGAAGACCGCAAGTTCCAACCCGGAGACCTCATGCCCCGCGTGGAAGAGCTGCCTGACACTGAGTCGGAACCTACACCTGAACCTACGTCCTCTCCCGAATCTACCGATGTTATTTAGGCGAGAATAAATATCTCAGAACCATCTATACATGGACCTGAAATCAAAACTCAAGGAGCTCCGGCCCGACGCATCCGCTGCGACCATCCGGACATACAACAGCTTGTTGAAGAACATGTTTTATAAAAAACATTCGAAGGACACACCGATTGACATTTCCTGGTTCAAACATTCGGGAGAGGTTCTCGAGACTCTGAAGGATAAGACACCCCAAAGTCGCAAGACCAATCTTGCAGCGGTCATCGTCTTGCTCGATGGCAAAGATTGTGAGAAGTATGCCGAGGTCATGAATGCCGATGCGGACCACACCGCAGCTGAATACAAGAAGCAGGAGAAGACTGAGAAGCAGAAGGAGAACTGGATGGACTGGTCCGAGGTGAAAGCCGTGTGGGACAAAGCTGCTGTGCGTGGGAACAAGCTGCTCAATTCCAAAGACGAGCTGACTTCGGGAGAGATTGCCGACCTGGTCAAGTTCATGGTGCTGACTCTGACGAGTGGAATATATTTCCCGCCCCGCAGGTCCGAGTGGGTTGCGATGAAGTTGAAAGATTTTGACAAGGATGCGGACAACTACATCGATGCCAAAAAGAACGAGTTCGTGTTCAACGCATACAAGACCAAGAAGAGTTTAGGCCAAGAACGTGTCGCCTTCCCAAAAGAGTTCAAACGTATGCTGACCAAATATCTCAAGCACGTGGGCGACCGGGAATATCTCATCTTCAATACCCGCGGGGGACAGCTCAGCAACGCTGCACTGACCCAGATGCTCAACTCCGCATTTGGAAAAAAGATTGGCACCTCCATGCTCAGACACATCTACCTGTCTGACAAATTCAAAGACGTGCCCAAGCTGACCGAGCTGCAGAAGACTGCGGATTCTTTAGGCCATTCTGTCGGCCAAATGTTGGAATATGTCAAGCACTAATATTTTCGCGCCATATGATATAATATGCCGCGTAAGCCATCCGCCAAACCAAAACGTAAGCCTGCTCCGCGCAGAGCACAACCAAAGCCACAACAGGCTCAGACTCAGCGCCAAGCATTTGTAATAAATATTGGTGATAACGCGCAGAGAAGAGCACCAGTTAGACGCAGACGTGCAGCTCCGAAGCAAACCATCGAGGAGGCTGAATACATTGCCGCGCTGAACCGGACAATGCCGGCTGTGCAAATTACTCCGGCTCCAGTGATAAATCCACCACCTGTCAATCCACCGGTTCCACTCTTATCTCAGGAACAAGCCGTCGGATTATTACAAACTGCTTTGTCTATGCAGCCATCAAAAGAAAAATCAATTGCACAAAAAGATGCGGAACGCAGACAAGCTGTTGCCCGTATGAGCAATACAAATCGAATGCTTGAGAAATCATTAGCTGATATACGCAGCCGTTCCGAACCAATTGATATACCAGCACACAGCTCGTTCTCGTTCAAAGATACGCCGGATGTTGTTCCCATTGGAGAGCCAGCAGTTGATAAAGCAACCATACCATTTGATTTGCCTTCCCGCTGGAGAGATACAACCATTGTGGATGAACCGGCATCAAACAATATACATGTGAATGCACTGAATGCACCAAACCGTGATGTAATGTCTGGACCGGAAGCCGGATTTCCAAAACCCACATTGCCAGAGGCAGGCGACTTCGTGCCCATCATGCGCCGAGATCCGGACTTTGCATTCAACACTATTACTACAGGTGTCAGACGGACCATTCCTGTTCCAAAAGAACGTCCTACATCTCCTATTTCAACAATAACAGCAGTTCCCAAAACACCTCGCCCGAAAGTGAGTATGGTTTCACGCATTGCAAAAGTCATGAACATGTCAGAACCGTCGGCACAAATGCTATATCAGGAGCAGATTACAGAACTTGTGCGTGAGGGCAAAACCAAAAAACAAGCGCAAGATATTCTAACCAAACGCTACAAAATGATGGAAGAGAAAAAAAAATAAGTTTGTTCCATATATCACGTTGAATGTGATATATGCTTATGCAAAATAGCGTTTCACTGGCACGCCCGGATGCTTTCTATGTTCGG